GGTTTCCGTTTACAATCCAAATGACCCGTTGCCTTGGACTTTTCCCAAATCCAGTCATATTTGAATTGTTTTATGTTGCTCATCCGCAACGCGCTACTGAATGGTTCACTACCGAATAGCACAATCGCACCCTTCGGTTTAATCAGCGCATTTAATAAAAACCACATCTTGTCAAAAGGTATAATGGTGTCCCACTTGCAAGCTGTTGTACCGTAAGGTGGATCAGTTATAATAGCGTCAACCTTAATACCTTTGGCTACAAGTCGTTCCATCACTTCAAGACAATCACCATGAAGTAATTTTAATTTCATTTTATATTTTCCCATTTATTCTTGCGTAGTTTCTGCATTTGCTCGTAGGTCTTTCCTCGTCTCTCGGCCTTTGACAGACTGATCGAATCCCAAGGATTGTATGTACGTTCCACGCCATTCTCCAACGTATTCCGACGTGACTGAACACCAGCGAACATTGCCATCTGCATTGCCAGACTTATTGCTTTTGACTTACTCATTCTACACCTACCCTTTCAACTTCAGCTTGTTCTTGTTTACCGACAATATCACATATTCCTCAAGTATAGCATGGATAGCTGGAATATCCGTCCATATATTCGGACGCATTATTTTATTTATTATAATTGGAGACGTAATATAATCGTGCATCGAACGGAACAGGAACCTGATCGGTTGCCTGAACGCAACCGCATTCTCTTCCTTTCCAGATATTACCAGCACTGGTTTTCCTTCAGCCTTCTTTTTCTCCGGTTCGGCTTTCCTATCAGCGGATTTCTTTTTACGTCCTGCCAGCAAAGCCGCTTTATGCACGTCTGTCATAACACTACCGTCGCTTTCGTATACCGATAAAAATACTAGCTATAATAATAATATAAAAAACCATATCACGATACGTCATAATATACTCCTTTTTCTATCAGTTAGTATTGTTAATTATAACAGGAGACTCATACTTTTTTGATACAGCCTGAAAATTTGTAATCAGTGCTTCAACCATAGGATTTCTGTTTTCTTCACTGCCCCCAACATGATAAAAATGATCTTTCGTCAATATTTGATATTTATTCCAAAGTGTTTTAATAAACTCATTTTCACGATAATCATTATGATGCCATGTTGATAAAATAAATTTACCATCAAAACTTGATAAAGCATTAAACAACTCTTCTTCTTGTTTTAGACCCCACCCATTGAAATAATCAACATGCCGCTCAATGTATGGAGGATCAGCATAAATAACATCATTTTTAGAAGCAAGTTTAATAGTTTCTTTGAAATCCTGACAAATGAATTGATAATTGCCAGAAGAAATTACACTCGAAACCCATGCAACTTGATTAGTTATTTTAGTAACATAGGCTTGTGCAAAACGATCAGGTTTTCTGCAAAAAGGAATATTGAATCCACCTTTGCGATTAAAGCGAATCATGCCATTAAAACCAGCACGATTAACAAATAGAAAATCTAAGGGATTTTTTTCTTGATTAAACCTGTCTCGAATATAGTAATAATGATCCTCTCCTTTTTCGGAAAGTATTACCCCTTCCTTTTTTAGGAATGCTTTTACAATAGATGGGTTTATATCGTCATTAGCAATTTTTGAATAGAAATTTATTAAATGTGGGTTAGTATCACAAAGTATTGCCTTTTTTGGGGCAACATTAAAGGCAACAACTCCAGTTCCCATAAATGGCTCAATCCATGTTCCATTAAAATCATTAGTTAGAATACTTTTAATCCAAGGAACTAATTTTGTTTTAATTCCTTGCGATTTTATTGGAGGTACTCCTGTTTTTTCATTCATGTTCCACGCCTCCCATTATGGCGGCGAGGTCGGAGTCGTTCCACTTCAAGGCGGTCTTTAGCCTAGTGGCGGCATCGCGGGCGCATGACCAATCGACCGTTTTCTCGTCACCTATTCGTATTTTTTCGATGGCTTCCTTTATGGCACTGACAAGGTTCCTGTTCATCCTTTCATACTCCCGCCTGATCCGCTCTATTGCCTCTCTCGGTATCCTTATTGTACTTGACCACTGTTCGCATCGGTGATCCTTGTCTACAAAGCCGCAACCATCATTGCACCAGTATTTGTCGGTCATAGATTTGCCTCTACTTTCGACCAGTCTTCGTCATGCTTGCTTGCGGCATAGCCGTTGTTGTAACCACGCTGGTATGCTTCATCTTCAATCTTCTTGTCGCGGGCGGTTATGAGGTCGGCGGCGTCGGTATCACTCAGTACAAGCACTGGGCAGTAATTCATCTCGGCAAAGCCTATTCGTATTTTATGTACCAACTCACGCGCCTCCCCGCTTGGCTCCACGGCTGGCTTCCCAGCCAGTCCCCAAAAGTTTTCCTGAACCAACGTCTGTATCTCCGGTTCAAGGTCTTTGCTATTTACATTCAATGGTATCGACGGATACATCGGGCAAGGTGTGCATTCGCACGTACCAGACTTGACATCCTCGCTCGGCTCCACAGCCAGCGAGTCGAGGGCGGCGAGGGCTTCTTTAATCTTTCTTGCAACGCTCTCCCATCCTGTTGAATATTTAGCCTTTTCCAGCGCCTCGCGGATCGTCTGGATTGCTTCGGTGTCGGTCATTCCTCCACCCCCTTGTGAAGTTTCGCCAGCGTTATGTTGTGCTGGTAATCAATGTAGCCGACTCCGCACGCCGCCTTTGCCCACAGGAATACAGTATTGAGTGTAGCCGTGTCGGAAAACTCGGCACATTCAGTCCACATTTCTCCTACCGATTCATTGCCAGCACTTCGGTCTATCATTGCACAGACTTTCATTTCGTCCCCCATATTATAGCATCGGATATCATTTTCCTTATACCAGCATCTTTCGACACACCACAGACCGTCAACATGTGCATTACGATCCGTTCCCTGCTTTTAAGCAACACATTATCCCTTTCAGCAATCAACGCCACCCTTACGGCAGTGGTATCACGCTCCGCTTTTATAATATCATTTATATCAAATACCCCATTTGTCTTGACGACCGTTGTAAGCAACTGGTGATAGAATTCTCCAGCATCCAGTACAGGTTTTTTAGACATCTGACACACCTTTCCGTTTCCTGCTAGAAATCACAAATTCATTATTATCAAGCCAGCGTATCACTGGTTCTTTTTTATAACTTTTATTCCAGACAAACCACGCATAGACCATCATGCCAGTCCTATACATTCCTGTGTCCGTCAACGCATCACCTAGCATTGGATATCTAGTAAATACGTACACCGACTTCAACCTGTATTTTTTATCCGAATATATCGAATCAAACCTACCTTTTCCGTGCAAATAAGACAACGGAAGCAACAACGCAAATTCTTCATCAATCACTTCTTTAGCTTTCTGAATAAATTGAAATGCCAAAGAAAAGGGAGGATTTGTTATTAACTGACTGTAATGCTTTTTCTCTCCAAGAAAATCAATACCCTCAAGTATATCGTAATGTTTTATATTTTTGAATTTATATTCTTTCAAAACTTTGACTATAGCACCATGCCCGCACGCTGGTTCGATAATATCCTTTGAAGCATCCAACTCTCCAGTAGCAAGAAACTGTCTTGTCATAGTATATGGTGTCTCGTAAAAATCACTTTCTTTTCTCTGCCCCAAGTTATTACAGGAAAAATTCTTACCTTTCATTTACTCCACCTTCCATATCTTCCGCTATTATTTTACGTATTTTATAAATATTTATATCTGAATTTGTTGAATCGAGACCTTCAGCAACCTTGCGCCAGAGTACCTTCGATTTATGTTTAGCATCCACATAGCGTTTCAAGGCAGATAAAGCATTAAAGAATTTAATATAATTAAAAGCAACATGTACCTTTCCGGCAATGCTTCCTTCGATACCGAATTTGCTTTCTGATACAAGGTAATACATATCATTTACCTTTCACTATATGTTTGAACAACATCAACCTGTTTTTTGATCGTTCCAGTGGCTCCTCATCAAGATACATGCCGTAGTTATCAACACCTTTATATGTTTTTATTCTAGGTTTTTTAATCAATTTATTTGATTCAAACGGTCGATAATCGACGTGATGATGCTCCCTGCTGAAACGCCAAATCACCCTAGCAGCGTGATAGGGTGAGATTTTGGAGATTTAATCGTTGTCAGGATCGGTGAAATCGTCATCATCGTCAACGATTTCATCACTCTCGTCCGTGTCCGAAACACCTTCATCCGCGCCTGTAGCAGTGGCTACAACGCTCCCCAGCGCATCAGGAAGGTACGGTTCGGCCTTTGCACCGAATACGATGCCGCCGACCACCACCTTGAAGCTGGAGTTGCGTGCGGGTCTCAGACGACCCATAACCGTGACCATCCTGCCGTGCGAGTACGACCCCAGCAGTTCGTCTGCCATCGCTCCACGTGCCTGAACGATAACCGTGAAGTACGTGTTGGAATACTCGTTGTGGTGAACCACCTTCGCTTCCACACGCAACTGCGAACCCACACGGTAAACCGCTGACGGAACCACTCCGTCCAGCCTACCTTCGATACGTACCTGATTTTCCATAAAAAGCTCCTTGTCCCTCTTCGGGACTTTTGCTATGTGCGACGATCCAGCATCGCTCTGTCACTTATATATTACGCCAGAGACCTGATATTTTCAATAAATATTATTTTTATTCCACCTCATCATGGTTCACATCATATCCGCAATTCGCACACCTTCCGACCGAAGTGCCGACAGGCGAATTTACAGTCATGCAAACAGGACAGACGATCAAATAAATAAAACCGTTATTTCCTATTAAATTGGAAAGTATGTGAAAATGGACAGGTGGAACATAAGAAGTCTGTGCGATTACAACAGATGCTTCCAGCATGATATCCTCCAATTCCACTGTAGCACACCTGTCCTTGTTTCTCACTGCTTCCTCCGTACAACGTAACAATCACACGGATCACCGTCACCGGAAACAAAATCATATTCCGGTAAAAGTTTTCCTACAATATTCCAGAATATATAATCATTATCCTCTTCTTCGACCGTCTGGTTCGTTGTCCATCCAGTGTAATATTTGCCTGAAGGCTGGATTCCCATGTACGTGCCACAATAATGTGTCTCGTACTCTTCGTCGGTCTCATCGGAATACGCTGTCCAATCAGTGAATGCTTTTATCTTATCTACGAATGAAATTGCTTGCTTCCGAATATCCAGTTTAATCATCTTCAGCCTCCAGATAGAACTTTTCCGCAAGAAGATAATGATTGCATTTTTCCGCTTCAGTTAACAACATCATCTTGCTGTGAGACACGTATTCGCAATACGCTTTGTCCACACCGTTCCTACGTAAAATGTACTGGCAATTACGGCACGTATCGCACGACTTAGGCATGAACGTCTCCCTGTTTATTGGTATAGAACGCGGAATAATATCCGGTTTCGTAAACACAGTTATACCATTCAAATTCCTGCACTATCCTGTCAAAATCAGCTTCCTTTCCAGCGTTCAATCGTTCTGTCTTGTCCAGAGTGAACGTGAATCCCCACGGTGAACACGGATACATCTTGCACGGAACCATATAAATTATAATTCCGTCATTATAGGCTTTTCTAGCTTTGTTCTTGAAAAGCCTGTCCATGTCACTTGTCTCCCATAGAGCGTGCCACAATCTGTGCCTTGCGTGCCGAATGCGACTTTCTGTGAGAACGGTTTATATTCTTGGAAATCGCACCATTATGCATACCCTTATACACTGCACCGCTCTTCCGCTCCACTGGAGGCTCAAGAGCGTGTTTCGCCGAATTGTACGCGAACGCTTCCAGAGTATCCATGTCGAAATCTTTTCGCCTCGGAGTACGCACGATACCCTCAATCTTCTTGACCTCGTTCTTCGACACCGACGAACCTCTGTACGACAGGGAATTCGGTGTGATTTGGTCACAAGTAAACGTCATAATTAGTTTCCTTTCTGATGGTCTAGCCATCCCTCAACCTATATATTACGCCGGACACTGTAGTTTTTCAATAAAAATATGTCATAAAATGAAAAAAAAACCAAGAGGGACAGGACGTGACAGCCCTTTGTGTCACACCCTGACAGCACTCAGCCAACCTTGCTGTGTATCGCCGATTGCTGTCTGCAAGGTATCCCCCTTGGTTAAATTACAAAATAAAATATATTAAATTGTTTTATCGAACCACGCTTTCATGGTTTCTGGAAACAAATCCTTGGTTAAAACGGCAATAGCAAACGCATATTCCTGAATTTCATACTGTGCGTGCGGATCAGTCCTCAGTTCAATGAAGTTTGCGATAGCCTGAAAACTGGCTGTCCAAATCACTTCAGTATAAATATCTAATGGTAATATTATTCGCGCCTGTTCCCTAGCCACGCCTTGTTTCAACAACCACTTGTAACGCTCGAAAATCTTCATAACAGTAAGGTCGAAATACTTCGACACTTCATCCTGATTCTCTACGATTCCGTGGCTACCTTGTTTATTGTCGGCAGACTGCTTCCTCCATTCCAAAGGAACATAATATTCCATTACTTCGGTGTAACGTCCACTAATCTCATTCCACGCATGGTCTTTCGTTGGATAATTACTGGTAGATTCTATTCCTACCACATGTTTATATAATTGACGCATCACAAATTCAGGCGCTTTTATATGCAACTGAACCATTATATGCCTGAACGGACTGAAATGCTTGTTCTTAGCCAGATAACGTAATAATTTAATATCACCATCATCCAGAGTATTGAGTTTGTTTTTACGTGTTCCAAATGAAACACGTGCCGCATTCACAACAGTCATATCCGTCCCAAGAGAATCGACAACTTCGACAAACCCTTTATCCAGAACAGATATACGCATCATAACTTCAAAACCTTCAAATCTGCTTTGGTAGGCTGAACAATCTTCGGTTTTGCGTCTTCTGCCATTTTACGCAACTGCATTATTTCCTGTACCAGAGTATAGAAATCCTGCGTCACATCCTGCGTCAAAGATGTTATTTCAATAGTACCGTCATCATTGGCTACACCAATTATCACACGACCGGACGTAACATCGAGTCCAAGTCGTATCTTTGTGATGTCAACCATCGTATCGGCTTTCTTAGCACGCGCTTTTTTTCCGTTCATTCTACTGCTCCTTCCGTAGCACCGACAACTTCCAACACTTCCGCATCTTCAATATACTCTTCATCCACAATCAGACCATACCCGCCAAACGGTTTGAAATAATCGGCAAGAGGCTGGAATCTTATATATACTCCATCCTTTTTTCTTGAAGGAATTTCCAGCAACATAGGAACTATTTCATTCCATGCCCTGACAGCAATGAACAAATTCGTGGAACGTACTGCCAGTTTCGCACCCTCCGTCTGCAATTTAATAAATTGATCGTATTTTATTATTTTATTCTGCAATGCCAGAGAGGTGCTTCCGACGCAATCGACCAAGATTTTGCGTACCTTGATATGCCTCTTGTACTCTTTCGGATTCAGCTTGACTACGTTACGCTCTTCCGACTCTTTGCGCTCTTTAGAATGAAAAATCTTTTCCACTGGAACGTCACTCATGGCTTGTCTCCTTTATTCGTTTTTGTGCAACTCTAAAATACGTTTCATCCAGTTCAATCCCTATAAAATTACGATCCATTGTTTTTTATAACTCTACCGTACATACTCCAAAGCAAATTCATAGGTATGATATCCCCTTACTTTATCGAACAACCGTCATTGGTACAAAATTCCTCACCTTCAGGTGATTGGAATATACTGGAATAATCAGGATGCTTCAGACCGACGATCATTTCATTATATTTATTTTCATCTATCTCCTCATAAGGTGCCTGTGCATAGCCATGATCCTTCAATGGCAAGAATGAAATAGCTTTCAGTGAATCTTCGTATGCCTCCAGAACACGTGATATATCTTTCGCCTCTTCTGGCTTGAAAGTAACTGTGATGGATACCGCGTTGTCCGACCATATCCGCTGTAAATCCACTGCATTTTTCACCTGTTCCCAAATACTTATATCGGTTTTCTTGCGGTCGAAATTCTCTATCTTCACCGGAAACGAAACAACGGAAGTCATCTTTTTTTCTTCTGCACTGTTTCCATACACGGTATCTTCAATATGATATCCTGCGGCTTTCAGGACGTTCGCAAGAGGATTATTCGACGCTACCCTGATCCTGCGAATATAATATTTTGAATGATGATAATGCACGCCCGGAGACACACCCGGAAGCAATGACACCGTACCGCTCGGTTTCACCGATGTCAAACGTATCGACAGCGGAACACACAACCAATCTGAATATATTTTATCAATATGCTTCAAATACTGGTATCCCTTTTCAGACCATCCAAGCATTGTCCTGCGTCCGTGCTTCACGAACGCATCGATTATTCCAGACTGGCTTGTACCAATTCGCCTGTTCTTCAGCATTATAGCGTTTGTCTCAGCCCACTCCGTAGGCAACAGGTTTACCGTCTTCGCATACAGATACGCGCTTTTCAACGTCTCTTCATATTCGGAATAGGAATCATGCAATGATGGAAACGTCTCCACCAGACAACAACACTCTCCAGATTCAAGCGGTTGCTCAAAACACGGATTCAGCCCCATTACTTTTGAATCCTTATTATCTGGAGCATCTGAAGTCCTGCCAAATTTCCTGATATTCTCCAGCCATACGATTCCCGGTTCTCCATTACGTGCAATCAAATCTGCAAGCATTTTATAATCAGTTTTCCCAACTTCAGCGAATACCGAATTATTCGATACCCACCTGTGCGACAGGTTTTCGTCGGAATTAAATAATGGATTTTTCAAATTTATATATTCTTCATCCTTCCAGTCCCCGATGCACGCTTCTGCACTGCGACGGACATTTCCGGCAACCACGCACACCCCGATTAAATTCATTATATCAACAATATTCGCCGACGATAGAAGTCCACCGGATATCGAATCCAGTAATTTCCTCAAGGCTTCATGCAATTCGATCAAGGGACGTGCGCCACTGGCAACTCCACCAAACCCTCTTATTGGCGCACCATACGGTCGTATCAGAGAATAATCATACGTCGGTGCGGGCTTCCCATCAAAATACGCATCCAGCAACATGCGAACGCTTTCAACCCATCCCTCGCGTGAATCAGGAATTATAAATATTCCATCAGTAGTAACTGGTCTGATTAGTTTTTTTCCTGCACCTTTTATATCAAACCCGACACCTACACCAAGCATCAGAGCATCCATAGTCCATGTAAATGCAAAACTTCCACGAATTAAAATATCCTCAGTAGATACGAAAGCACAATTCATCAAGGACGAACTGCCGTGCTGTTTAACGAAATCTGTCCCCATCATCCAGAGTCCACGCCCCGGTGGTAGGAATTTGAAATTAAATATTTTATCGTACATTATTTGTGCGGAACGCTGTGCCTTGTCATTCTTCCACGGTAGCCTGAAATCGACACAATGTTGTTTCTGTATTGTAAACGCACCTTCGACAACCCTTCGTACAGTTTCCCACCAGACTTCATTTCTGTTCTCGTCTGGTATCTTCCTTGAATATGTACGGTAGTAAGTGAATTCGCCTTCGATACCCCACGCCGGATTTATTGTTTTATATTTTTCAATAAAACTTTCCGACAGTTTGAAATCCTGAACGGTAAACTGCATATCTATCCCCTTGTATATAATAAAAATAGCCTGTTCGCAAGAACAGGCTTTCATGGACGTTATTTATTTGTTAAGCAACGGCTTCCACTTTCTCGGAAAGAATCTGCCACTCGCTCGGTTTCAGTTCAATGATATCTGAACCAAGACGCTCCAAATCGTAGGAAGCATCAGCATCCTGAATCTCCTGTGCCAGACGTGTGACACCGTTCAAGAGTCCATAGCGGTTCATGTTGCCCTCAGTGACCATATTAGCCAGTATACGCTCTCCGAAGTCGTCACTCAACTGGTATTTTTTGGTAACATTTTCGATCAAGGTTTTCGGCTTTTCAACCTTGTCGCCAGTGGTTTTCTGGATTTTCCGAATGACATCCTGAAACGCGCTATCACTCATCGCGTGGTTGAAAATATCCGACAGGCGGGAGCGGAACGCATCCATTTCCAGCTTGATAGTCTTGTCCGAATAAATCGCGTAATCCTCGGTGTCGTCTCCAACCTTGCGTCCAGTGTGATATTTCCTTATCAGGGATTCGGCGATTGCACCGTTGGAACACCACTGCCACCAAAGGAACGAACGAACATCGAACGCTCCAAGACCGATTTCGGAATTGGTCAACGTGATTCCAGCATTCACCTTTTCCTTGCCTCGTCCGGTACTCACGATTTCACCGGAAATATTCGGAAAGGAAATCTGCACGTACAGGCGGGACGGAGTAAGTGCCGTTGCCCTTACATTAAATTCACCTTGATATTTTTTCTTGTAATCCTGCAAGGCTTCCATGAACGGCTCGATCACGAACAGGTGGTCTATCGGCTTGTAGCGGTCTGACAGGAAAGCCCTTGCGGAACCTTCTTGCGTCCGTACCATCCTGCGTTCATTCTGGTAGGAAAAAATCGTGTTCACGGTGTTGGCTTTGAGTGTCGGAACCGTATTCATGTAATCGTAGTACTTGCGTGGAATCTGAAGCCTGTCGGCAACCTGATGCTCGAAATGCGAATTGATTCCAAATTCCCCGACCCCATCCATGACCAGTTTCTTGCCGTCTTCGGTCATGGAAATCTGTCCAGTCAACGGAGTGTAATCGGCCTTGGTCTGTTCCAGCACCGAAAGCTCCGTAGCCAGATCAACAATACCCTTGTGCGTAGATACCATAAATTGCTCCTTTAGCATCATCATCGATGCTCTTTCTACCCTTATATATTACGCCGGACACCGTTCTTTTTCAATAAAATATATTATTTTTTTAGGTTCATTTTCCTGATATTCTCAAGTATCTGTTCAGGTGATAGCCGTGCCGTGCGATCCAGTTCAAACCGTTGCTCGTCGGTCAAGTTTTTCAAATCCTCAGTCATCGGCACGGAAACCTTGTTTCTCCTGAAAAAGTCTATTATTCCGTCAATATTCGGAACCAGCGTCATAGCCTGTAGGCAGTACGCTTCTGTCAGGAAGTAGTGATCCGGTGCAACATGAACCCAAACGAAACGACTTTTTTCTGGATTGTTTTCATCCACTTCCAGTACACGTGTCGATGCCGTCATCTGCGAATAATAAGCTCCATTATCTATAAATTCTGCATTTGTAGGATTTATATATAATTCCCTGTCGATATTCGCCTTCACCGTATCCAGCAAAGCGGTTCTGTCCATGTTCACGATACGGTCTGCCTTGTTCACCGATATTGAAATCTTGCCTTCCTGAAACACCGATGAATAAACATTTGAATATTTCGCCTTCAATTCCTGCACCTTATGTATTTCAGGATTAGCGTCAACAACCGTTATTCTCGGACGGTACACATCCAGCACTTCAGACATCAGCAGTTCAAAAGTAGGAACAGTTCCGGCCTTCAACAACCGTAAATAGGTTATTCCCTGCTCCTTTACAATTTCACGGACAATATAATTCAAGTCTGAACCCACGTCCACGCCTACTATTCGTGGCTTGTCGTTCGTCTCAATATTTATATTATATTGTTTTTTTAATCTATCCAAATCTTCCCGCGTGACCTTCGCACCTTTGGATGAATACGGAAGCCCTAAATCGGAATTATAAACCACTTGCATCTTTATCTCATTGCTCTGTGCGTCAACCCATTTATCATAAAGCGCACGCAACGGAGCAAACTTGTTCAAAATCTTGCTTATCCTGTAACCCTGCCACTCCCTCTTTGGAAACGCATGGACATACTCACCATCCATGCACCTGTCTGGAATCGGCTTTCCACATTCACATATCAATTTTATATCGCGTCTGTGGTCTTCAGGATCAAACGTCGGATCACGTGGAATATATTGTTTCGACCCTACCTGCTGTACCACATTCAAAAAGAAATCAGGATTAAACCACCGACCACAATGGGGACATTTTATATTCCACAACCCCTGTGAACTTTGCTGGTAACGCGCATCTATTCCGAACCCTTCCACCGTTGGATTGCTTATCTCCCTATGAAATTTATACGGACTAGCGGTGTACCTGTCAGGAAGCAATTCCAGATTGGAAAGATTGCAACGGTCTTTTTCGTCAACATACGCCGAATCAATCGGCATTTCGATGAATTCAGATTCAACATTGGAACCCACATAAGCAATAGTACCTTTGCCAAAATGCATCAAAGAAGTCCTGTGTACCCCGCCACCAGAACCGTGTCTTATCAATTCAGAATACTTTGCGGCTTTTTTATGCAATTTATATATTCTATTATTTACAAACCTGTTCCTCAGTTCATACTTCGGAAGGACATACATCACTGATAGTCCAGCCGCCGCCTCTACATGTGAATTTACAATATATAATTCGGATAAACCGCACTGGACTGACTTCTCCACAACTTGCTGTGTATCGGTCTTGATAGCAATATATAAAGCGGTCAAATAAGGAACTCTCTGGAACGACATGGATTCGCCACGACTGTTGACATGGTAGCGCATAGCCCAATACAACGCTGGAACTTCCTTCTTCAGCCTGTCTTCTTCCAGTTTTTTTGCAGTAACTATCTTTCTTTTTATCTCGCTGGTGTCCATCAAGAACTCCCTACATCAATAAGGGAGAAAAAGCATTGCTCAATCTCCAATTCAAGTTCCTCAAGAGTACCGTTATTATAAATAATATAATCGGCTTTTATTTCTGGAATATATGATTCCGACTCATGCACGTCGGTAGGCAATACGCTGTCACGAACTACCTTTATAATCTTCCCTTCCCTATCCTGTATCGCATCTACTTCGTGCTGGTAACGCACGTCGGAAATGCACACGTCGGAATATAACCCGATTCTCCTAAAAAGGTTCGTGACCCACAACAAACGTCCAGTGACCTCTCCGTACTGCGGAAACGCTTGCGGAAGCACGTACTGTGCGAATTCATTCCCTATTATCTGAAATGCCTGTCTTGGACTGATACCCCACGAATCATCTACAAGCTCTTTTCGATTCTCCATGTAATCATCAGACCATAGGAACATGGACTTGGCTATCGCCTTTATCGGATCAGCGAAAGAGTAAATATTAAAACCATACTTTATTCGGAAATATTCAGCCACCGTATTCTTACCACACCGTTTGTAACCAGTTATTCCGATAAGCATGATTCCACCTTCAATCTATAGTAATCTCAGGAACCGACCCATCACCAAAACCACCGTTGGACAATTTATTCTTTTTCTCCACCCCATCAGAATGTTTTCTTACCTTCTCTCGCATGTCCTCAAGCATTTTCAAATCGTGCATTTCTTTTTCAAGTTCACTGTACGATACGTCTATCGTCTCATCATCGCTGGAAACGGTTTTTAGTGAACCACCTTTATCACCGTAAATATTTACATTCAGCGCACGTGGTTTATCTTCACCATCAGGATCATCAGTCATGCCAAACCATGACATTACTTCTTTAGCCGCTTTCCGCTTTGCTTCTAAATTGTCGCTGTCTTCATGCACACGGAATATTCTCACGTACTGACTCATGGCTTCACGCAACAGGAACACTTGCATACCTACGGTAAATTTCCGTATATCAGTCTGGATTTCCTCTTTCAATAGCTTTACTTTAGGATTCTTGTCGATACGGTACATTGAATTATAATGAATATTATAATAACTAGCCCACTGATATATCGACCTAGCTTCGATGGAACTTCTGAACGCATAATCACGTTCACGCACGCTTAATTCGGGATATTTCTGGAGCGTATTATTTATATTAGTCATAACAAAGCTGGAACCTGTCATCTGTCTTTTGACAACTACACGTTCCCGCAATGCCAGCCTAGTTGCATCGATTGTCATTCAACCACCCCGAATAATTGTAAAATCAATTCCACATCCTCCGCATCCACACCCTGCACAATCTCTTCTGTCGGTTCCATGTTGTTTGTACTCTTCAATATTATATTCACCGTTCCGGCTTTGAACGACTGATTTTTCACAACATCCACAACCTGTTCAAGAGTCACCGTCCTCGGTAATCTCTTCGTCGTACTCATCATCGGAGTCGTCATCGCCTGTTGCTTCTTCGTCACCAGCAGTGTCAAGTTCAGTTCGTAAATCGTCACTATATGTTCCGCTGTCCTCGTATTCGTCGTCATCTGTTGCTCCGCAACAGTCCGATTCTGAATATCCTTCCTCGGTTTCTTCTTCGGAATCGAATCCGCTACCAAGTCTTTCATTTTCTCGGTTTCTGATTTCACTGATCGCTTTGATTTCGTCTTCAACGGAATAGTCTTTGACTTCGGCGTTTCGCGCATCCAAATCCCTCCTGACCCACTTCTTCAGTTCTACTGACAGCAAACTCTCAAATAATTTATATTTATAATATTCACAATTATTATCTATATTTCGATGTATAGCCGATGTCATCCCGACTATATCAACCTTTTCCCTTATCGCCCCACCCTTGAACCTCGCTGTCGCTACGCACAATGGATATACGACCGTCCCTCGTTTTGTGAGCAACAAGTTCGCGCATTTCCGGCAATACACTTTTCGATTCTCGCTCAATTTCAGCCTCCGTCTCCAGCATTTTCGGATACGCCACTGTCATAAATTCCTGCTTGCACTGCATATTGCAGAAATAAAATGCTTTATGCAGACCATCAAACCAACTAAACACTTTTGTATGCAACGCGCCACAATTCGCACATGACCTGACAGTGGAATTCATTTCAAAACTCCATCTTTATGAACGACTCATTAAGGGAACTGTTCATAGACAGAACCGAAATAAAATGCTTCACCGTTGTATTCTTAATCACCTCGGTGCCTCCCGCATTATAACTCAATAATGCTTCAAACCAATTTCCGTACTTTCTATACTGTGTAACTAGATGAGTAGCCGCTATCCTGACATTATTTTCCACATCCATTAAATAAGATTTTTCATACGCACTATACGTATTGCTATTAAGTTGAAAAACACCGTAATCATAAGAACGAATTGAACCATCAGTATTAAGATTCTTTCCGACTGCACTAGGATTAAACCTACTCTCCGTATATCCTAATGAAACAAAATAATTAACAGGAATATCGTATGACAAAGCATTCGATATAATGAGATAGGTCAATGTCCTATCACCTATCAATTTATCGTAAAAGTCATGGACTTTTGATTCCTTTCCTTGTTTTATGTACGCTTTAATCAAGGAATTCTCATCCATGATCGTAGTTACAGGGACAGGTTTTTCTTCATCCTGTTTAACCATATCCCTAACCAGTGACCAAGTAGTGACCACTGATACCCACAACAATAGAAAAGATATAATCCATAATATTATTTTATTCATGTATGTTCCTTTTCTTCAATAGTTATTGTATTGGTGGAAGATTGTAACGTCTTGTAGTAAATCTGAACCCACGGATGTTGAACATACGGATCAATATACACATCAATCCCTGCAAGTTTATTTATATATTTCTTTCCATCTTCCACAAGAGCATCCACCTCTGAATCAGACTTAAACCATTCATTTGCAAGAACGCTCATCTTCATCATCAATATTTCTACCGTCCTAGCACCATTCAGATTCTCCAGTGCCTTTATTGTACGCTCAGTCAGGTTCATTTCTCTGCCTCCGATTCCAGTCTGTGTCTGTATACGTTCCATAGACCTATACCGATTATTCCACTGATATAATTCTTTATTGACTCATCATTTATCATAAATTTAGTAAATTGCAAAGGATACGAATATCTAACCTTGTCAAAATCTACATGCTTTGAGAGGTCATAGAATGATCCAACAGACGGTGAATACTCTATCCCTGCCATGCTGTCGATATAACAACGCTTCGATATTACACCATACATTGTATCCAATATCCGGTACATGAATGCTTTGGTATAAGCGGTAAATTCTGCTGGATTCTCTATTTCCCAGAAATAATATTTACGCTGAAGATTCCACTTTTTCGCATGTATCAGTTTGTGAACCAGTTTGAACCGTCCCCACCCATCACCGTAAATTGTCGGTATACAAGGAAACGCCACTTCACACCTATAATCTGAATAAAGTGGATTATCAAACAAATTTATAAAATGAAGGTATGCCTCTTCTGCACCCAAAGCGGTATCAGGCAATACCACTATGGACTTCATACCAAATTCCTGTATCAAAGATATTTTATTGAATGCAATGGAATAATCATATACTTCTTTATCTTTCATAAAGAATACTACTTTTGATATTCCAGCAATCGATACCAATTTCTTTAACAAAGAAACAGTAAGCGTCTTGCTGGAATTCACATATAGTATTTCTTCACCTTGTTCTGATCGGTGTTTATAAAAAGACATAGCGCGACGATCACTAATATAACTATCCAGTAACACGTGTGATTTGTTACTGGACAATTCAAATAGTTCGTTACGACCTAGTACGTGAATTCTTTGCATTGGACTTCCTCGGTGTCGGTCGTACCGTTGATACCACGTCTTCATTATTTTCAGACCTTTCAGTACCCCTGTTTTCCTTGGGAATAAAAACCAACCACGCCAGCGGAAAACCTTCTAACACTTCTACCATCCTCAACGGCAGTACTGTAACTGTAAGCTCACCACCATCAGTATGAATATCAGTGAAAAGTATTCCAATTTCGGAAGCACGTTTAGTAGGTATTATCCGTGCAATTACCGATTTCGGAATATTCTTCAATTTAATATGGAAATATAAAACATACGCACTTTGCGGTGCCAGACGGAACGGACGCTTTATCCTCATTGGTACTGTCGTAGAACCTGTATCAATCGGAACACCATCCGCATCCATATACATACGAATCTGTCCTCCATAAGTACGAACATCAACCAATTTCAATTCGATTGCGTGTCCGTCCATAGCATAGGTTATTTTCTCAAACCTATCACGTGTTGTCTCAATACCGGTCTCTACAAAATCCTCGAAAGACGATGCTTCCAAATACATGTTATACCCCTCTGTTAAAGATTATACACCTAATTCATCAAGAATAGGTTCTAGTTTTGAATCCTTGTGTTCTCCCCACTGCTCACCGACTTCGATATCGACTGCCATTTCTATTGGCAAAGCCTTTATCTGCGAACTGAATGCCCAATTTATTATAGCCTTTACTCGGTCAACTTCATAGTCAGGTGCGTCAACTAGGATACAGTCATGCACTGTATGGATTATTTTTGAACGTAAACCTTTCTTCTTCAATTCCTTCGCCACACGGATCATTCCTACATAAGTCCAGTCCGATGCCAGACCTTGTATCGGAGAATTCATCGCCTGTCTCGATGCACGGTACACT